CTTCTAAAAACGGTAATGATTACTGCCGAGTTTTCTTTCAGATAGAAGATAGTTTTCTACCCAGATCCTTACCGCTTATGTTTGAGCATCCTAGAATGAGTGGTCTAGCTATTAATCAATGGTGTAGAATTGTGGATGCAAAGAAGTGGGGAGTGCCGCGTCGATCTGAAGATGCCGTCCGTAAAATTAATCAAGGTGCCATGCGAGACGTAAACAAAATAACTGTTAAGAAAGAAGGCAAATATTTTAATGTCAAAAGAGTAGTCGTTACCAATAAAGAGGTTTATATATGAAGAAGATAAATGAAATAATTGATCATGTTATGCTGGAAGAGCCAGCTAGTTATCGTCCTTACTTAGGAATGAGTCAGATTGGTAATCCAGACGAGCGTATGCTTTGGTTAAACTTTCGTTGGTGTTTGCCACCCAATAGCTTTGAGCCAAGGATTTCAAGAATTATGGATCTGGGTCAGCACTTAGAAGATATCATTGTTGATTATTTAAAAAAAGCGCAAGGCTTTGAAGTGTTTGAGAAAGATAAAAACGGTAAACAATATACAGCTTCTTTATTAGGCGATCATTTTTCTGGGCACATTGATGGCGTAATAAAAGGTTTGCCAACTGTAAAATCTCCTGCCATCTTAGAAATCAAAACTGCTAATGACAAACGTTTTAATAATCTAACTAGCGAAGGCAGTTACGAACGTTGGTCTATGGAATACGAAGCTCAGGTGCATTGTTATATGGGGGCTTTTAAACTAGATAAATGTTTGGCTTTGGTTTACAACAAAAACAATTCAGATATTTATACCGAAGTTATTAACAAAGACGAAGAGATCTTTCAAAACATGTTGGCCAAAGCTAGACGAATTATTACTTCAGAGAATCCGCCAGAGAGTCTGATACCTGAAACAGATTGGCGCATTAAAAGTTTAGCCAAAGAATCTAGGGATGTTTATATGCAAAGAGCTTATCCACAAGAAAAAAATTGTCGCAACTGCAAATACAGCAAACCTTTGATAGATAGTAGCGGTGCCACTTGGCTTTGTAATAAAGGCCAAGAGATTTCTAATCCAAAAATGCAGAAGCGAGCTTGTCAAGATCACGAGTGGATTACAGGTTTAACTCCATTACCTTTCTAAATTATTGTAAGTTTTTGTAAAATCATAGTATAATTTGACATATTCCTTGTAATTAAAGGAGGTCAACGTGAAAACTTTATGTGATTTTGAAGACCCTTTTATAAAAAGATCAGGCTGTAAACCTGTTTGGATTAACAGAGCTACGTTTGAATCTTTAAATAAATTTGCTTCAGACAATGAAAAAGACGTTAAAGACATAATAGAGTACTTGGTGGTATTAGCTTTGAACAACCACGAAAGAAAAATTGAAGAAAAAATTAGTTTCGATTTAGAAAGCGTTTAATTAATTTTTACTTTTAAAATCTATTATATTTTTACACCACCAGAAGAACATGTCTTCCGATAGATTGTGTTTCATAATGTTGACTCTGTGTGTTACCAATTGTATGTTCCCAACCACATAACCTTCATGCGGCAGGATCCTATCTAAAGAAGCATTGAGTTCTTTCTTGCCTTGACCATCTTTAGCATGCGTCATTAGAACGCCAGACAAGGCGCACCTGCCCTCTTGTTCGTCCCAGACATCAATTACATCATCCAGAGTAATATCCCACTTCAGATCGGGTCTTTTCTTTTTTCTGGAACTTTTTAATTGCGTGAATATTAGGGCTAAAAATTTGTAAGGATCTTGAGTTACATTCTGGTAACGTTTTTTTTGGTAACAACTTCGACAGGTCTTCCGATAAGAGATAGTACCTGTCGGTCTTACCTTGGGTTCAAACTGCTCCATAGGTTTACTCTTCCGACAGACGGAACAAGTCTTTTTGTCTTCGGTCATTTTATTCTCTAGGAGAAGATACGATCTGTATTATCAAGCCTGGGTACAACGCTTCCACCAATTTCTTTTTGAGTTTGAAGACATCAGTTTGCACACCTTTAGTATCTTCCACCACCTCCTCGCCATTAGCGTTTTTGTATTTAAAATCCGCCTTGTATAAACAGATCTTTTTACCTTCGATAAAACATGGATAAGGTGGGTGCACCTCTATATCTGATACGGCACCAGCTCTTTCTAATTCTTTTAAGAATTTATATCTGGCTGCCTCTAGCTTACTGTCAAAGACGTAACCATCTAGCTTTACTTTGATCGCACCGTATTTGTTATAAGCCATTTTTTAATATACAATAATTTATCAAAAATAAGAAAGAATCAACATATTAGGAGAATCTTACATGACTCATGTTACCATAGGTGTGAACAAAGAAACGCATAAAAAACTTAGCGAACTCGCTTCATTAACTCATCGTACCAGGGCTAATACTGTCGAGTGGTTGGTTGATAGGGCCATAAGCCAGATTAAGTTAGCTGAAAAAAACGGCAACGCCGAGCAAATTAAATTTGGACTTTAAGATCCCCCTACTAATTTTTCTAGTTCTTGCTGTCTTAATATTTGAGCTCCTGGGGATATTTGAGTTCTTGGGGATTGGTCGTCTCTTGGATCTCTAAATTGGCCTTCAAGATTTTGTTGTCTTATATCTCTTTCAATAATATTAATAGGAGTTCTTATATCTTGTGGCGCTGGCGAAGCTCTTAAAACATCTACATTTAATTCAATTGGTCTAAATCTATTACGCATAACGTCTTTGTAATTAGCCACTTTAGCTTTTTTAAGTTGTGTCTCTATTTCTCTTTCTGATAAACCAAGAGTTTTTGCATCATCAATTGCTGTGTATAAATCTCTAAAGGTTCTAAATCTTTTTTCATTTGAATTTATATAAGCGTTTAGATATTGTTCTGCCTCTCTTGGTTCAAATTGTCTCAAGTAAGAATTGAATTGGTTGGTTGCGTCTCTTATTTCTCTAGAAGCTTCAAAACCTCTAAACAATAAAGTTCTATCTATTTGTGGTTTGACTACTTTGAAACCAGTAAAGGCTTGTACCATGGTATCAGCTACATCCAGATCCTGACCTGCTTTAGTTTTTAAATCCTCGCCTTTGCCTCCAGTCAAACCAAAGACAGCTTTAGGAAAGTTTTTTGGTCTAACGTCAACACCGATTCCTCCATCAGTTCCTAAATCAGAAGCTAGAGTAAAAGGGGTTATGGAAGGTAAAGTTTGTTCAGTTACGTATAAAAAACTTTTAGCCAATCTATCACCTATGGTATCTGACTCTCCCCAAATTCTTCTACCAGTTGCAGTTCTTCCATAAGCAGAATCAGTTACAGCTTGTATGGAGAAAGCTGGCTCAACAAAACTATTACTTAATTCTGAAACTGCACCAAGCGCACTATCATTAAATGTTTTTAATAAACTTTCTTCATTTCTATTGCCTTCTGCGACTTCCATAAACACCCTATTCACAGGTCTGTTTAAATAATCATAAGGGTTCATGTAACTAAAATTAAAAAATTGAGTAGGGTTGCCATCTTTATCAGAGGCCACTGGCACTAAAGTTGCTGTCTTATCCCAAGGCATTCCATAAGATCTTTTATACGCTTCTACTTTTTCTTGATCAACTCCAGTTAAAGTTGTGCCTATTCTTTCCAAAGCGTAACCAGTACCACCTAAAGTAAATGTTGCTCCAGCTAATCTGCGCATACCTATCTTTTGTATCTCAGGATTATCACTAGCAACTTCTCTAATTGCTCTAGCAACCGCATTCCCAGTATTTCTAAATATTTCTGCTGGGAAAGCTACAAAGTTACCTACTGGAGCTAGTTTTAATTTATCAACAAAACCCATAGTTCTTTGATAATTTTGTACGGTTTGTTGAGCTATATCCCCAGCTTCTGCTCTAGCAAACATTTCAAGTCCATCGTCACCAAATTTATTAATAATGCTTGATGGCTTTATAACTGGTTTACCAAAAGCATTTAGCTCAACTAGATCCGCATATCTAGTCATGTTTTTAACAGCTTGTACTGGAACAAAACCATCTGTGTTATTTTTCATGGCTTGTAAAAATCTTTTCTTTTCACCCATATAACTAAATACACGTGCAGCGTTATCTGTCATTGCGTAAGTTTTTTGTAAAAATTTATCTGTTTGTTTGATACCAGGAATATTACCAACTCTTGATAAAATAGTACTACCACGAGTTCCTTCAAAAGATAAATTAGCTAAGTCTCTTATCTCAGCTAAACGTCCACCACCACCAGCTTGACTCAATCCTTCTTCTCTTAATTCTTTTAAGATTTCTTTTTTTAAAGTTTTTGTTTTAGGGTCTATGAGACCAGCAAAAGTGGTTTGCACTGCGTCTAGGTATCGACCAGTGTTACCAACATTACCATTTAATAAAGCAAAAAAAGGTATTGAAGTAAAGTTTCTAGTTTGTGCCCCTGGTGATAAAACTGTTTTACCATATTGAGCACCAGATTTAACTGCAATAATAGGTTTATACCATCCAAAATTTGTTAATGGGTTAGCTTGGAAATCACTACTAGCTCTAGTTATCGCATCAAAAAAATCTGCTCTAACAAATTTACCATTTAAAGATCCGTGTTCTTGATTAAATTGTTTAAATTTTATTGGCACATCATCTGGCCCAACAGTATCAAAAGCAATATTAATATCTCCTTCTTTGCTTGTAGTAATTTTTTTATTATCAAAATAACTTTGATCTCTTAAAAATTTCTTCTCGCCTAAAGCTGCGGCATTTTTATCCAATTTAAAAATATCATCATAAACTTTTGACTTGGCTGTTAAAGTTGCTAATCTGCTTGCCGTTAATGAAGCCATCAAGGCAGTGTTATTTAAAGCAGCTTCTGGAGTTGATTGCGTATAACCAGCAACCTCGCCCAAAGCTTTTCTGACTTTTTCTAAGCTATCTAAGTTTCTGCCTTTTAAAATTCCTTTATCTACTCTTAAACTATCAACAAAAGCATCTGCGCTTTCTACTCCAATCGCATCTTTATTTTTTGCTCTAGGAATAACCAAATCATTTAAAGCACTTCTAGCAGTTTGCTCATCGACCCCATGTTGTCTCATAATTTGTTCGATAGCTTCTTGTTTTAACTTTGGATCCATTTTAAAACCGCTATCAATAAAAGCTTTATAAACCCTACTGCCATACAATCCCATGTTTTCTTTTATAGCGTCTCTTAACTCAGTGTTGATAAATAAATTAGTAAATTCATCAGATGTGCTGTCACCTGCTTTTAAAACACTCTTTGATAAATTATTAAACTGACCTCTAGTGCTTTCTAATAGTTCTGATATTTTTAACCCTTCTTTTAAATCTATACCTTTATACAAACCGCCATCGGTTTCTAAATTTTTTATTCTTGTCAATGCTTGTTGTTGTAAACTTTTAGCTGCACTTCTAGCTTCTGTTTGACTTAAATTAGGAAACTCAAAATCAACTTTTACTCTTGGGAACATATAGTCTTCTATATCTCTAGCCAATTGCATTTTTTGTGTTTGACTTGAGCTACCTTTATTGGTTTGGTTTACTGTTCTAATGATGTTTTGAAAAGCGTCATTAACAGCTTCTTGTGCGGCTAAGACGGTGGCTGTTTTAGCGCCCATTGCTTTGGCTACTGCTACTGTTGGTTTGTCTCTTTTAAAAGTAAAATTATTTTTTAATCTATCGTAAAAAGTTCTATTCGTATTTAAAAGACTTTCATCAAGTCCTTTGGCTGATAATTTACCTTGTCCACTTAAACCAATTTTAGCTATGTGTGAAGCAGCTGGAGCTACAAAGTCAATACTTTTTTTAGCTGCCGCTTTGGTACCGCTCAAAGCTAAAGGCAAACCAAATACAAAAGCACTAGCCTCAGCAGCTACATTCATTTTATCTAATAATCTTTTGGCCGCTGCCTCGCTACCATTTAATCTGGCTAATCTTTCTTCGTCTGATTCACTATCTAAAACTAAATCTGAAATAGTAACAGTGTCGTCAGTAGCGACTGCTCCATCTACAGCACCAAACCCAAGAGCTCCTTTGGCTTTACCGTATCTGGTTAAAACTCCAGCAGCACCTAGTCCTGGAATACCAAACTGACCAAAGAAAGAAGCTATCTCTCCAGCCTGGGTCTTTGGTTTTTCATAAGCAACTCTATCGAAATGTTCTTTAACATCAGCAGTAAGATCTGTATCAGCTATAAAATCTATAAAAGAGGAACCAGTTTCAGCCAAACCTTGAACAGCTCTTTGTGGGCCAGTTAAAAATAAACCCCTACCAATATCACCAAGCACTCCTGTTTCGCCTTGTTTGGTTTTGTTATAAGCTTCGGTGTATTCTTTTATGGTTTCTGGACTTTCATCTGGAATAAATACTGTTGCTCCATCTTCCAGTTTTAAAGTAGGCATGGTTAATTTTTAATTGATTTTAATTTTAATGAATCTCTTAATTTTATAAAATCTTCAGATGAAAGGTTTTTGAAAGCTTTCAAAGCTTCTGATTCCATAAAAGGTTTACCGTCAGGCGTTACCAAATAAAAATCTTTTGCATCTGCTGATGAAACACCATCACGTTTTGCTACTTGACTAAATAAACTTTCATAATATTCTCTACCTTCTTCAAGATCACCTTTTTTTAAACCCAGTCTAGCTCTTTCTAAATCCTCGAGGGCACCTGCTTGATCAGGGTTTTGTTGTAAATATTCTAGAATTTTTTGATCAGCTGGTTTAGCTTCTTGTAAAGCTATGTCTGCTCCTAAGTAGCCTTGAGTAAATTCACTGATACCT